ACCCAGAAGGTCCAACAATAAATTTAGAAAGAGCTTCTCACATGATAACTGCACTTTACCCTGACGGCAAAAACTTTATAGGAGAAGCTAAGATACTTGCGACACCTATGGGTGAAATCGTTAAGACCCTTATGGATGAGGGAGCTAAACTTGGTGTTTCTTCAAGAGGAATGGGAAGTTTAGAACAGAAGAAAGATGGTAGTAATTATGTGAGGAATGATTTTTATTTAGCTACAGCTGCTGATATCGTTTCCGACCCATCCGCTCCTAGTGCTTTCGTAGAAGGTATCATGGAAGGTAAAGAGTGGGTATGGAATCATGGAGCACTTGTAGAATCTGAATTAGTAGAAGCAAAAGAAAGAATTAATTCTAGAATTCGGAAAAATCAAGCATTAGAACAAAATTTGGAGTTTGCTAAATTCCTCAAATTGTTATAATGTATAAATAAGTGTTAATATAACGAAAAAGATATTAATTAATAACAATAGATTTAACTAGGAGATATCCAATGAGCGAAATCGAAAAAACTATTGAAGAATTAGAGGCAGAAGTCCTTAGTGAGCTTGAAGAACAAGCAGATGCTCCTAAGAAAGGTGCAGCAAAAGCTGAACCTCAGTTAAAAGCTTCTAGCGCTTCAAGTGTGACACCTGGAGGCGAAGTACAAGATATGGGGCCTGCAGTAACTCACCCATCTGACAAATCAGGACCTGGAACTAAAGCTGGTAAAAAAGCTGATGAGAAAAAAGGCGATGCTGCTCAGAAAAAAGAAGGTAAACCAGAAACTGGTGATATGACACCTAATGATGGTCAAAAGAAAGTTGCTAAACCTTTAGCGGCTGGAGATACTGCCGAAGTAGAAGACGGACAAGAAGTAATTTCTGAAAAAGAAGAAGTTGCTGAAATGGACAAAATGGAAATGATTAAGGCTATGAAAGACATGGAAACAGAAATGAAAGACATGCCTATGGAAATGGTCAAAGCTACTTACGACAAAATGAAAGAAATGATGTCTAAAATGGAAGGTACTACTTCTGAAGAAGACAAAGAAAAAGAAGCACTTCAAAAAGAAGCTGTAGAACAAAGAATTAAATCTATAGATGTACAAGAACACGTTGAAGCTCTTATGAGTGGAGAAGGTGACTTGTCAGATGAATTTAAAAAGAAAGCAGCTACTGTTTTCGAATCTGCAGTTAAATCTAAAGTTCGTGATGAAGTCACAAGACTTCAAGAAAACTATGACAACGAAATAGAAGAAGGTATTAAATCTAATAAATCTGAACTTACAGAAAAAGTAGATACATACATGAACTATGTTGTAGAAGAATGGATGAAAGAAAATGAACTAGCAGTAGAAAGAGGTCTTAAAGGTGAAATCGCTGAAGACTTTATTGCTGGCTTGAAACAACTGTTCGAAGACCATTATGTTGACATCCCTGATGAAAAATATGATGTGTTACAAGCACAGTCCGACAAAATTGCAGAGTTAGAAGAAAAAGTTAATAAGACTTTGGATGAATCAATGAACTTGAAAAAGGGAAATGACTCACTAACTCGTAATAAAGTTATATCAGAAATGTCTTCTGATTTAGCTGATACAGAAATTGAAAAGTTTAAAGGTCTTACAGAAGATGTTGACTTCGGTAGCGAAGAAGATTTCAGAAGTAAACTTGACACTTTAAAAGAAAGTTATTTCCCTAAAACAATTAAGGAAACTACTGAAAACATAGATAATGTAGAAACTGGCCCTGCACAGGACATTGACGTAACGGATTCGATGGCTGCTTATTCAAAAGCAATCGGAACTGCTGTCAAAGGTGCAAGTAAGTAATTATATAAATAAAAGTAAATAAAAGGAGAAAACTAAAAATGTTTCAAACAGAAAATTTACAAGAAAAGTGGTCGCCAGTCCTTGCACATCCCGATTTGCCAAAGATTGAGGACAGCTATAAAAGGGCAGTAACTACTGTAATTCTTGAAAACCAAGAAAAAGCTATCAAAGAAGATAGAAGTTTCTTGAGAGAAGCAGCTCCAACAAACAGCACTGGTGCTGATGTTGAGAACTGGGACCCAATATTAATTTCGTTAGTTAGACGTTCAATGCCTAACTTAATCGCATATGATATTTGTGGTGTACAACCAATGACTGGTCCAACTGGACTAATCTTTGCAATGAGAGCAAGATTTGCTTCACAAGATGGTGCTGAGGCACTTGGTGATGAAGCTGATTCTGCATTCAGTGCTGATGACGCTGCTGGAGATTTAACATCTGCTGCAATGACAGGTACAAACCCATCTGCATTAAACGACAGCCCATCAGCTGGTCAATATACATCACCAACAGGTATGACATTGGCACAAGGTGAAGCTCTAGGGGATGCTGACGCAAACGCTTTTGCTGAAATGGCTTTCAGTATTGAAAAAACAACAGTTACAGCTGTGACTCGTGCCCTAAAAGCTGAGTACACAATGGAACTTGCTCAAGACCTTAAAGCAATTCATGGTTTAGATGCAGAAACAGAACTAGCAAATATTTTGTCTGGTGAAATTCTTGCTGAGATAAATCGTGAAGTAATCAGAAGCATTTATGTTTCTGCTGTTAAAGGTGCTCAAGTGAACACAACTACCGCTGGTATCTTCGATTTAGATACTGACTCAAATGGTCGTTGGTCTGTTGAGAAGTTCAAAGGACTAATGTTTGCTCTTGAAAGAGATGCGAACGCTGTTGGACAACAAACTCGTAGAGGAAAAGCTAACATAATTATCTGTTCTGCAGATGTTGCTTCTGCTCTTCAAATGGCTGGAGTATTAGATTATACACCTGCTTTAAACAACAACTTAAATGTTGATGACACATCTGCTACTTTTGCTGGTGTTATGAACGGAAGATTTAAAGTGTATGTTGACCCATATGCTGCAAATGTCGCTGCTTCACAATACTATGTAACAGGGTATAAAGGTACTTCACCTTACGATGCTGGTATCTTCTACTGCCCATATGTTCCACTACAAATGGTTCGTGCGGTAGGTGAGAATACTTTCCAACCAAAAATTGGATTTAAGACTCGTTACGGTATTGCTGCAAACCCATTCCACACTGGAGTGATTGCTGCTGGTACAGCTGAGAATACAAGTATTACAGCTAATACTAACAAGTACTACAGACGTGTTAAAGTTACAAACTTAATGTAAGATTGTTTCTTTCAACAAGAAAATGAATTGGGGTTCTTCGGAACCCCTTTTTATTGTCCAAAATAAAATGAACAAACCCTTGACAAAACATGTTTTAACCTGTTATAGTAGCGACATGATGTTATATTATATAAGGAATTTATTAGTATATTAACAAGTTCTAATCTAGACAAAGAATGGACAAAAGTTAATTACTAGGTTTTTTTTCTTTATAAATATAATCAGATATGTGTTGGTACTGACATCCCTCATTTTCATTCCAAATTGAAAGTGTTTCTTATGTCAGCGTAGTACAACATATGGATAAGTCATCTACAAGGCTGTAGATGATATAACTATTTCGTAGGAGAAAATCGAAATGGGAAATTTACTATTAAATGTTAGATATCTTTTAGCACCTGTGTTAATCATAGTTGCTGGTACAGGTGTCTTAATCGGTGGCATAATGGCATGGCTAGGAGTAGTTTTACTATTCGTAGGTTTAATTGTCGATATCGCTACTAAATTCGAAACAACAGGAGTAGGCTACAATAATGAAGGCGATTCATTAGGGTGGGCAAGTTTTCAAAACTTGACTATGTACTTCATGTTACCAGTCTTTGTACTGTTTCAACTAGTTATGGCATGGAGATTAAATACTTACATGACATTAGGTGGAATGGAAGGCGAGGCAATCATGACAATCATACCTGGCTTGTTGGTCATGTCCGAAGGCATAACAGGTCTTAACTTAATCGGTGCAACATTATCATCTGGTATCTTTATTGGAATCGGAATCATCTATGGTCATGAGTTATCTCATACTAAAGGATTCGGGTTTGTAATATCAAGAACTATGATGGCGTTGTCTGGTTCTGCACATTTCTGCTATGCACACGTATACAACCATCATCTAGAACTTGCAAGTGAAGATGACCCTGCTACTGCACCTCGTGGTAGAACAATCTATGGTCATTATCCACTTTCATATCTAGGTCAGTCTAAATTTCTATATAACATGGAAAAAGAAAGACTAGCTCGTATGGGTGTATCATTTATCTCTTGGCAAAATCGTTGGATACGTGGGTATCTAATGGCAGTGCCAACAGTTGCATTATTCTTTGCAGCTGGTGGTTGGATAGGAATGGCTGTTCTAGCAACAGTTTGGGGAATCTCAAACTTTGAGTTAGAAGCGCTTAACTATCTTGAACACTACGGATTAATTCGTGTGAAAGACCAACCAATCGATTATAGACATAATTGGGATAATTCAACAGCTTTTACTTCTTGGTTCTTCATTGAAATTGGAAGACAAGCTGACCACCATGACAGAGGTGAAACTCACTTCTGGGAATTGGAAAATGTTGGATGTCCAAATACAGGTTGGGGATACTTTGTAGTATTCTTTATTGCTCTTGTACCGCCTATCTGGCATTGGTACATGAGAAAAAGATTAGCTGCTTGGGATACACATTTTGCAACAGATGAAGAAAAAGCAATTGCTGCAAGAATCAACAAAGAAGTTGGGTACGAAGGTACTGCTTTCAATGGTGATGTATTACAAGATGCTGGAAATGTAGACTTAGGTCTTCGTTCAGCTCAGAAGTAGTTAAATCTAAATACTTACGGAATTGGGGTAGAGAAGTCTACCCCTTTTCTTTTTTAGTCTTATAAATAGAAGTATGGCAAATACAATCACTAGACAACCAACTAAGTTAGACTATACAAGTCCAACTCAATTTCGTTTTCTAATTAATCAATTACCTAAAGTAGAATATTTTACTACGGAAGCAAACATACCTGGTATCACATTAGATGAAGCAGAGATAGGTTCACCACTTAAAAATATAGCAATGTTAGGTTCTAAATTAGATTATGAAGACTTAACAATATCATTTATTGTAGATGAAAATTTAGAAAACTATATTGAAATACATACATGGTTAACAGCAATTGGATTCCCAAGCGACAGAAAACAATTTTCTGATTTTAGAAGTACAACTTCAAATAAAGGTACAACAACAAGAGGTGAGAGTAATGACATAGGTGATGTTGGTGCATCAACACCTGAAAGAGCAATGTACAGTGATGCTATGATGACAATATTAACAAATAAAAATAACCCAGTAGTAGAGTGTCGTTTTAGAGATGTCTTTCCTACAAGTTTAAGTGGATTAACTTATTCACAAAATCAAACTGATGTTGAATATCTTACAGCTTCAGTAACTTTTAAATATCAAATATATGAAATAGTAACACTATAAATAGTTATAGAATTATTATTGTGGAGTGAAAATGACCTTAGATGAATTAAAAATTCAAGTTGCAATGGACTTGAAAGTAAATGATGAAAGACTTGATACCGAATCTTTA